ATATCGTTGAGAGAACTCTTGGAATGAGAATGAACGGTGACGTAAGATTTGACGAGCAATATCACGTGTAGTTTCAATTTCAATACAAGCTGAAACCATTTCCAATGGTGACCAATGCTGATGCTTAATCAAATAACGAATAAGCTTATCTGCTGTACCTGCATTCAATTGATTAGATGGGTTTGATACTCGTGCACAGAATGCAATCAAATCCTGAACATCTAAAAGACCTTCTGAATAAAACTCACGGGATGGTTTACTATATGATACTAATTTAACTTCCATTTTCAATCCTCTTAATTTCTAAAACATCACCAGTTGGAACCTTATTAGCAAAATTGATTGCTTCTTCATAAGATTCAAATACCTTTGTGGTTACACTACTTTCGTTACTATTTGTGTAATAACATACCTTATACTTGTTGCTCATAATCTGTTTCTCCAAACTGAGTTGTTGCATTCCACTTCTTATGGCAAGTAACACAACTAACTTTACGTGATGTAATATTTCCATCAGGATTTATATTCACACCATTTTTATCATAAACTGGTGTGAAGTACATAGCGGTTGTCATTGCAAATCCTTCAATGAATCTGCATTCTTTATCGCAACCTTTGCTTAACTCTGTGAACATGCTAACATTCCTACTTTAACTGCGTGATACCATTTACTTCTATCACTTGGAAATATATATGAATGCTTCCAAAGCGTATTAAAAGCATCAAGATCTTTAATCATAAACTTTACTTTGACTTCCATATAACCATTGAAGCCTTCGCCATTCATATCAGGTGATGTTGATTCATAGCTAGTAACAGCTTTTGCAAACTGCTCTGGTGCTAATAACATTGCCATCAATGAGGCATGACACATTACTACTTCTAATTTCATATTAATCCTGAACGGCGCCTGGGTTAATTGGTGGGAATCCTCTACCACTTGGACAAAAGCCATCAATGTTTCCACACGAGCCAGATGTATTATTTAAATCAATCCCACATTTGTAACATGGTCGTCTGATGGATGAAAACCAATCAGGTGTAATTGGTCTATCACCAAACTCTTGTACTTTTTGTACGTTATTGATTTCTGTAAATGTACCATCCGTATAGAAGATGACAACCTTTTGAATGTCTTTATTCATAACTAAAATTTCCAAAGTCTTTACGTTCACGAGTTCCAAATGTGTTTAGAGGTTTATCCTCTTTAGCATCAGGTACATGAGCCGAGTCATTGATTAGAGATTGCGCTGATGGTTCTACATCATACAATTTCATGCGAGATCTATCAATACCAACGATGAATCGTTTGTTTGATGTTGGATCGTTATAACGATTCTTTAATTGTTTGACCATGACTTGACCGAGCTTTTCAAGTTCTTCCGTCGAGATAACGGCAAACATGAAGTCGGCTGTCGCTGGGAGACCGAACGATTCTGAAGTATCTTCAAGGCCCACGTCTGTATTTGAAAATCCTGATCGTGTGGTCTGCGTTGCGGATACAACCGGGACGCCTGCTTCAACTGCCAAGCCACGCATTTCTTCTGCGATCGCCTTAACATATGAGTATGTATTGACTGATCCACCAAGACCTTTAATTCTCGAAGACGCACAAATATTGAGGTAATCGATAAAGATGATATCTGGCTTAAAATTCTTTTTAAGTTTAAGTTCATTTAGTAACGCTCTGAAGTGACCAACGTGGGCCGCTCCAGTTGGATACTCTTTAACAATCAATTTGCCAATATTCTTCTGAGCGATCTTTTGAATCTTCTGGTCGTATACGGCTTTCGGCAATGATTCCAATTGATCAACTGGGATGTTCATTAGGTTGGCGTCAATACGTTCAGCGATACGTTCCTCTGCCATTTCCATAGTTATGTATAGAACATTTTTGCCTTGAGTAAGAGTAGCACCTGCCATGTGACACATGAATAGCGACTTACCAACACCTGTGCCAGCAAGGATAATGTTTAGCGTCTTATTTGGCAATCCACCTTTGGTGATCTTGTTGAAGTAATCAAGATCAAAGGGCAGTCTTCCTTCAACTCTGTGGTAAAAATCAAATCGTTGATCTGAATTATCGATGTAATCATGGCCGATGTTAGTGTCAAAACTGACACCAAGGGCCTTAGATAATATATCGGGAATTGCATTGTTACTCAGTTCTTTATGCTTGCCATCAATAATCTGAATAGACTCCATGATGGCAAGATAGATTGAACGATCTTGGCAAAACTTTTCAGTTTGTTTAAGCATCCATTCCATATCAACTGGGTCTGCACGATATGCTTGATGAACTTGGTCAAAGATTTCATTCGGTACGTTTGGAATCTTTTGTAGTTCAATCTTTAATGCTGCTTCAGTTGGAACAACATTATATGTTTCAACAAATCGTGAGACCACTGCGAAGAGTAACTTCTCACCACGCTCAAAGTATTCGTCTTTGAGGAATGGAATTGCTCTTCGTGTGAATTCTTCATTCGTGCACAGTTGATTCAGAATCAGTTGGCTTATCATCATTACCTAATTTGTATTTGCCGGAGTCCATAGCGTCTTCAATAACATGGGTGAGAATATCACCTAGTAAATTCATAAACGCTTCATCATTATGTAAATCATCTTCAGTGAAGAATGCATCAGTTGGAATCTTTTCAACTTTAAATTGAAACTTCAATGTTGCGTTTTCTTGACCAAAAGTAGGTTCATTGACTTCAATTCTACCATACTTGTAGACGATGCCTTTGTATTCACCTTCATTAATTTTGAGGTGCCAGTCCTCATTTGAACTGGCACTCTCAACGAAGGAGTAAGAGTTACTCGTTATCTTCATCAATATCCTCATACTTATCTTGCATCATAGCAGCATGACCAATTAGGAAGTTATCAGTAACGTACTTTTGGAATTCATCAGAGGCTAGAATGTCTTGCCAGAATTCTTTATTGAGCGTATCTTTCTCTCGTACTTTTGTACCCACGAGCTCACCTGTGTTTCGGTCCACTTTTTGATACCACCCGTTATTAGGTTTAACGACGAAGTTACCAGCCAAAGCAATATCAAGCAAGCCAGAATACTTTTGAATGCCACCGTCGAAAGAAACAGATACAGGAATCTTAGACTTTTCTTTAACATATCGAGATTTTTCTACGTTAATGATGAAGTGGTAACCTTTAATCTCAGTACCATCTTTATCTTGCTGACGACCTAGAATCCAAATCGTATCAGCTGAGTAATATACACCAGTTCCACCAGAGACGATTGCCTTAGGGAATAGGCCCATTTCTTGGTATGTATGATTCACTACAACCATTGGTACATCTTTCAATGTCAAATATGGTGTAATCATACGGAACAAACCTTTTAACGCTTTAGCACGAGACATGTCTGCAACAGACTTCTCATTCAACGTATCTTCCAATTCTTTCTTAGAAGCAAGGTTACCAATTGAGTCAATAATGATAATAACCTTTTCACCACGCTCAAGGTTATTCAATTGACCCACAACGTCAAACTTAAGTTGCTCAACGTCAGTGATTGGTGTATGCAATACTCGTGAGGTATCAATACCGAATGAATCGAAGTAGGCTTGTGGTGTACCGAATTCAGAATCATAAAACAACATAACTGCATCAGGATACTTATCCATGTAAGCCTTTGCCATTAGCAAAGAGAATGCAGTTTTAAAGTGTTTAGATGGACCGGCCAAGACTGTAAGTCCTGGTGTAAGTCCACCATCAAGTTTACCACTCAACGCAACGTTAATCATAGGAACTGATGTGGTAATCATATCCTTTGCGCCGAAGAACTTCGAATCTTCCAACACCGCAGTGTATTCGATTTTCGAATTCTTCTTTAGTTTATCCATTAAGCCCATTTGTATTCTCCAAAGTATTGAACTATTATATCACATTTTATTACAGGAAGAAACCATCTAGTGAAGCTTTTGGAACTTCAATCATATCTCTGAAGTCCTGAGATTCACTGTGGTTGTATTGTAAAAGAATTCTATCTGTTGCATCGACTGTGTCTCTGCGACCTTCAAGGAATTCTTTAATCTCGAACGCCATGTCTGCAGCGGTACCTACTGGCACGTTTTGACAGATGTGGTTCAAGTTTGCTTTAGGGTTTAACAACTCAAAGTCATGAGGTAATCCCATGATTGTCATTGCTTCCCTATAAGTTATGTATCTGTCTTCATAAGGATGAGTTAACATTGTTGGGTAGTGACCCACAAAGGCGCCAATGTAATTCTTTGGAATGGTAGTCAATCTGCGCATGATGTTTTCACCACGGCCTAACTTCTCATGAATACGTTTACAACGCGCTTCAATGTTTGGATAGTTATTCTCTGCCATCCATTTACCTACTTCTAGATATGAAACATTGTTACGTTCTATCCAATCCATCGCGTTATCAGTCTTTTCAATCTTATCGAAAAACTCTCGATGTGAGATTCCACCTTCCATCTTCTCAAGAACATAACGATACCAAGGATCAGTTTTTGTTGGAATTTTGTCATTAGTCACATTGTGTTGAGTTAAGTTCTGTGGCATATTGGCAATAAGGTCTTCAATTCGTGTCCAAGGTTTCTTGTAGAAGTTAAAGACTGGTGCACGTGTACCACGCCAGAAAAAGTAGAATGAACGTTCACGAATTTGTGGAACGCCATGCAATTGAGATTTAGTGCGATAGATTGACATGACGTAACCATGTTCTTTAGCAATCGCATGTAGTTTCTCTACAACTGGTTTGCCTACCTTACCAGCAAAGCCTGGTGCATTCTCTCCCCAGAACACATCTGGTTTCCATGTACCCAAAACCAACTCAGCAGTTTTATACATCCAATCATTTGCAGCAGCATCAGAAGAAGCGCCTGCAGATAACGACGATAGACCTGCACATGGGCAAGTCGTTGAGATGACGTTTACTTTACTTGGAGAGTAAGTACCTTTATCCATAACGTAATATGGAAGGTCTTTATAGTGATTCACTGCATGTGAATCGTTGGACGCAAAAGCTTCAAAAGAAGCCAGCCATTCAGGCCGACTTCCCATAGCTTTCTCTTGACCCAATGTTTGTCCACCAATCAATGGGACGATACTTGCATGTTTAATTGTCATAGTCTTTCTTTAATAAGAGTCATCATTTCACTGAATGTATGTTCTGCATCTTGGTGTGACTTATAAAATTCATAAGCCATTTCACGATACTCATTACGCATTCCACGGTCTTTAGATAATTTATCTAGTACGTCAAAGGCTGGTTGCATGTCATTATCATCAAGCCAAATTGTACCAGTATCTTTACAATCAATTAGCTTCTTACCTTGAGCACGATGAGTACAACGTTCACCATAAGCTTTACGAAAGACCGGTACTACACCAACAGCAGCAAGTTCACAATGAGTGTATTCAATTGATCGTTGGATGAATCGTTCATCTAACAAAGATAATTGATAACCAAAGGCAACTCGTGACATGCGTTCAAGCATTTGCTCATTAACATATGGACCAAACACGTATGCAGGTTGGTTGATTGCAATAGATGAGGTAGAGATATCTTTATCGATCAAACCATGGAACTCTGAAAGTTCACGGAAGGCAAGATATGCTGGTGATTTTTCAATACCCTCAAAGGTAGTAATATAACCGCCTGGACGTAAGTGTTGATTATGGAATGCAAACATTTGTTTGTAACCTTTCCAACTTGTAGTACGACCAATCCACTTATTGTGGAGTTCATCTTGTTCTGCAATGTCTTTCCAATACTTAGAACGAACTGAAGCAAAATCAATACCTGGCTGGAAGTTTAGAATAGTCTTACTAGTATCATCACCACCCATGAATGAATCAAGACCAGATGCAGTTACCTCTGTAACATACTTAGCAAAATCGTTAGTATCTGAGTGACCAAACAAGATGTCAGATTTCTTAACAGCTTCTTCAATACATGCATTACGCTTGATAGACAATGAAGAGTGATCATGTTGAATCAATACAACAGGCTTTTTGATTTCCTTGAGTGCTCGTTTGAATTGCTCAATAGCTGCTTCAGGATGAGACAGAGATGGTAGACTGTTAATGATAACTACATCAGCTTCATTACATCCATCAATCATCTTTTGGGTTTCTTCTGCTTTAGCCAACTTCAATTGGATAACATTAGAAACGTCATGAGCATTCTTACGAGTCCATGACTTGTCTTTTGATGAAAAGACTGTGAAGTCATATCCATTCTTTGCTAACCATTTAGTTTGCTCTACAGTAAACTTAGTTACGCCACATCCTTCAATGCCACGTCCCATAATGATTGCGATTTTCATATTACATATACCTTTACATTTGCTTCGCTGAACATCTCAGCAGATTGCAACCATGACTCATGCCAATGAGGTCGCAGATTTAAACATTCTTCTGAGATATAGACTTCACTAATACCTACTTGAATGACACCTTTACAGCATTCACTACAAACAGGTAACCCATAAACAAAAAGCTTAGCTCCGTCTAAAGATATTCCAGAATACGTAGCATTATATATGACATTCATTTCTGCATGAACTACATATTTGTACTTTGTTTCTCTATCATTTAGACGTTCTTCAAAATCAAAAATACCACGTGGGAAACCATTAAATCCCTGTGATAAGATTTGACCTTTAGACCCTACAGCGATTGCACCAATCTTAGTGTTAGGGTCTTTAGACCATGACGAAACTTCTTTCGCCATAGACATATAACGATTAGCCCATTTATCAGGCGTATTTGTCGTCATCATTAGACTTCCATTCGTTTACAATATCGAAGTGGCGTTCATAGACGTGTAAGCTACCAGCATTCCAGTGCATATCACCAAGACCATATACAGTATTAGACTTACCATTAACTGCTTGAAGCACTTCTTTATGAACATAGTGTTGCCATGCGTAATCATTCTTATAACCATAAACCGCGTCATTAGATCTCATGAACACTGATGCGTGTAGCAACCCATTGCGGATATAGTATTGTGTTGAGTAAGTACACATGAAGTCAGACATACCATCACGGCAATAATCTTCATGCATAGTTGGACGAATATAAATCATTGTCGCACGACGAGACAATGGTGACTTAACCAACTCATCTACAACTTTTACAAACTGGTGATGATTATCTGCAGAGTAGATACACCAACCATAGTTTGAATTAATGCGGCCGTACTTATCTGCAACTTGTTTCCAGATCGCAGGGGCACCACCTGGAATATCATTTACACACAATGAAAGTGAGCGATACCATTCGAGTTCACGCTTTACATAATCTTCATTTATTACGCCGAAGATAGATTTTTCATCGGCGATAAAAGATGCATTGATAATTTCAATAGTCCTTTGGCCACCTTTATCTGTAACGAATTCACCACGTTCAAGCATGTCTGCAAATTCAGAACGAATATCATGTACATAATTACGAAGCATTATTTGATTTCCTTTTTATAACGATCATCACATTCAGGGTGTTCCATTTGATGAATCATGAGAATAATTAGTTGTGTAGTTGCATGAGCAAGATGTGATTGGCCTGATTCGGGGTCAAGGTCTTCACCAGCATGCCAAGCAGTTAGATGGCGTTGAATTGAAGAGTAAGTGCGAATCCAAGGGGAGTTACCACCATCATCACGCCAGTTGTTGACGCCATACTTAGCAGCGCCAAATCCGAGCACTGTAGCAATTTTAATCAGTGCTTCTGGTGGAATTAAACCAAGTTGTGGTTTGCCTTCATCAAATTTCATTGGTAATCCTTAATGACAAATTTTAAATTATCGTAATATGCTTTAGTTCTAGTTGTCATAATCTGTACAATAGAACAGTGTTGACGCTTTGTTGCAATCTGATGTGAGTAATAATGTGAAGACTTTTTAGTAGATTTAATGAAACCACTAGGTGTCCAATAATGTTCAAATGATGGTGGGTCTATTACCATACTAAAAATCACAGTGTAATGATCAGGATACTCATCAACGTATGCGGTAACCAAAGCGTCAAGTGACTTAGCATTTTTCTTAAACGTTTTGACTTGATCATCAATCATTGAAAACCAAGCGCCAGTCATACGTTTGAATTCAATGAGATATTTCCTATCTTCAACTGTATGTTCTACATCATAGAAATATGATTCTTTTACTCGATGATCCCAGTCATGAGGATTTCGTTGAGCAGTTTCATTTACTTGTTGAAGTGCTTTTACAATAGCGTATTCGCCTACAACATTCGAACAGTTTCGTAGAACAGTTTCATATGATCTACCTTCTCTATTTCGAATAGGACAATTGAAGATTTCAGTTGCCATTGGTGTGACGGCTTCTTCAATTTCTGCCTTAGTAACTTGAACTGAAGCTACTTTAGACAGGGCTGCACCGAGAGCTTGAATGTATTTCATAGATATATTATATCACAGTTTTAACCCGTTGTACAGGGTTAAATGATCTCAACTGTCTTATATGCATATTCTAATGCGCGTTCAGCCTCAGTATTCAATGGCCGTTTTGAGTAGATGTTTGCAGTGTCTCTATCAAGTTGTCGAATCATCTCAGCGATTTGTGAAGAGGTGATAGGATACTTACGCTTGATAGCATTACATGCGATTGATGTCATGATTTTATAGATCATTGAATAACGACCAGAGCCATCAGACCCAGAGATCATTCGATAATCATTAATCATTTTCTTATTGACGAACGGGCAATCAGAGTATGACGACCATTCAAAGTCATAGTTGGCTTTACCTTTTAGAAGTTCTTCACGATGATTAAGAACTTTCTTTTGAACTTCCAATGGTAATCTATCCATGAATGTCTGTACACTGTTTTGTACAACAACCATTGGATGCTTTTCAATTAAAGCATTAGGATTAACAAAATTGCCAGTGTTAGTAAAGATAAAATTATTAGCACCTGGATACACAGCAGGTACGTAATACATTCGAGATAAGTCTTTAGTCTGCCCGTCTCCGAGTCCATCGAATTCCTTGTTGAGTGCGTACCAGAACTGTTTGATGTTCTCCTTTCGCACACAAACTTTAAGTGGGAATACAAGTCGAAACTTTGGATGCTCGAGTGTACTACTAGAAGTAGAATAACAAACGTAATAATAAGAGCCATACTTAGCATGAAGTTCTTTCTGAAGATCACCTTCAAATTTGTGATCATCAATATCAAGCGCGGCCCAGCCTGCCCACTCAGTTACATTATCGTTGGCTCGAGTCTTACCTTCAGGGAAAACTGCTGGTGAAATTAGAGGAGACGCTTTAAGACCTTTCGGTGCCTTGCGTTCGCCCTTCTTTAGTTTGTATCCTGGAGTCTCTGCCATCTTATATAGCATTGCTTCAAAAGACTCCCAAGAATCATGATGTATTTGCCTATGGGTTTTATTATCGAAAATAGAACCAAAGGCTGTCAAAGAATATTTCATTCGTATAGTTTCACACGTTGGATTGGTTCCCAAACAGAACCTGGGCCTTCACGGAATTGTAACTCTGCTCGCTTAAGCTTCTGAGTTTTAGTGTCATATACTTCTGCAACTCGGATGTTCTTTTCGATCATAGTTACAACATCATTTTTGATAGTTGTTGCTGCCGTTGATACTGCCGCATAGTTACCAGCAGGTGCTGGAATACTAGTTATAGAATAGGTGCCACTTGGATTTTTAGTTACGTTATCCGTAATTTCTTTCCAATTGGTACCATCAAAAATTTCAACGATATCTGTCCAAGTATTATAGTCAGTACGCTTTCTGATGTCGCCCATTATTGGCGGGCGATTTGCAGCAACAGCATCAGTGTATGTTGGAAAATTAACAGCCATACACTTTAGATAACAAACCAATGTTGTCGTGATGCATTGGTGCAGTCCAACCTTCTGGCTTGATCAAATCAGGCAAACCAAGTGGATTTGGACGAGAGGCTTTAATACCAACTTCCTTTTGCATATTCTTCTCATGAACACGATTCCATGATTCGTCTGCATTAACATCAAATGCATCCAAGGTACCAATAGCAACCACACATAAATCGATCAAAGCATCAACTGTATCGTCTGCAGCCTGTAAACCATCAACTGCACCAACCTGATAATCAACTAATGCTTTACGCATTTCATCAAGTTCTTCTTGTAAGAAGTCAATACGAAACTTCAAAAATGCTTCAAGCTTTTCTTTATCGAGTTCACGTAAAACTTTGTTTACGCCAAACTTTGTATGCATTGCAGAAATATCACCAACCCACTTACTGTTAACAAATTCACTCATAATTTTCTCCTAAAAATATATTGTATCACATCATTCTTTTGTTGTAAACACGATTCCGTATTCAGGATCGTATTGAACGCCTTTAATTTCGAACAGACCATCAGGTGTTGCTACATGGATTGGCATTCCTTGAGCGTTTTTCCTGATGTTTGTTGCATCATTATTAGCCATTGCTTGTTGGCCCCAGATAGTTAGGCCAGCATTTAAAATATCATATGCATCTGGTGTCATGCGAAGAAGTCCTCTAATGAAGCTGTAGGTTCTGCTTTCCAACCGATAGCTTCAATAATCGATTTTGCAGGGTCAAGGAATGCCTTTTCAAATTGTGTATCATTATCAATGTAACGATCCAACTTAAATTCTGGAGGCAAGACATCAATGAAAGCAATTACGTTTTCTTTCATTGGGTTGTTTGGATACAAATGGATGTACTTAATCTTATCGCCTTCACGAATCTGAGGGTAAGTCTTAAGGCCATGTTGCTTTAATAGATTGTTGTAGAGGATTGCCGCACGCGAGTTGATAGGCGTTCCTTTGACATAGAGCGTTTGCTTATCCATGTATTTCTTAATGCCTGAAACTCCGCGTGGAAAAGCTTTTGCCTCCGGCGGGAGTGCTTCGAAAGTTTCTCTGTACTTGCTAATAAAAGCTTGAGTTTCACTTTCCGTACCGCTGATGAGCACTTGGAACAACTCTTCAAACGCTTCACGGCAAGTGCCTGGAGTCGACGACTTGATGGCCTCAATCCCCATAATCTTGAGTTTCGGTTTAGCATATCTAACACCTTCGTTATCCAATACGTTTAGGATGTATCGTTTCTTAGCAACCCAGATAGCACGATCAGCAATAGCTTCACGTTTCATAGTGATGCGTTTCTTATGCACATTCATTGATGTGGATAGATTATTAAAGCACTTATCCAAAACAGATTCAAGCGAATCAGAACATAACTTATCGAGTAAGTTGGTGATCTTTACTTTGTCTGTGAGTCCCGTGCTTTTAACGATCTGTTCAAGCGCCACATAAACAGAATCAGTATCAATAGCAATAAC